CTTAAACACTACCCAAGCAAAAGCAGATATTACTAACGTAACTGGAAGGTTACGTTATAAGACAGTTACAAAAGCAGTTATAGAAGATGGGGTGCGAGGCGTACGGGTATGGAGAGTTTAGTCCTCACCTAGCCCGTAGCGTTCTCTAGCAATTCGTTCTCCAACACGTGATAAACGCAGACCATTCAAATCTTCCCTCAGCCTAGCTTCCCGAGCATTTATAGACCTGCTTATTGTGTTCTCATCAATAAGTCCGGGGTTCCGCCTACCAAGTTCTTGCAGCCTACGTCTGGCCTCTATCTCGCCTTGTAAGTCATTAGCCTGCCTAGCCGCGAATATTTCAGTTAAGTACTGGGTCTTTTTCGCATTTAAAAACTCTTCACGACGGGAAGCAAACGCCCTACGCTCGTAGAGGTCAGATAAGTTAGTTGGGGCAAAGCCAGCCATCTGCATAACTTTACTGTAGGCACTGATGTCAGTAGTAATTACATCACCATTCAAGGTCATAACCCCGCCGTCTACCATGTACCGCCCACCACGCATGAAGTTACGTACGAAGGTAGGCATCATATACTCAACACCACGGTAGGTATTGCCGTCAGCTATTTCGTTCATACCACGCTCAAAGTTAATAGCGGCACTACCCATAGGTCCGAAGGCAGTCATCAAAGCAGTTCTCATATACCCAGCTTCTGCCACACCACGTGGGTCGTCTCGGAATACCAAATCGTTTGCCAAAGCTACACGGCTACCGATGTCAAGATTAGTCAGGTAGCTCAATGGACCCCGATATGCCAGTTCTCCAGCAGCTAGACGCATTTCTTCCTTGAGGTCAAAAGGCTCATCCTCATCATCGGGTACCAATAAGTTGGCTAGGAAAGCTACTGAGCCCATAAACGGAAGTCCCGCCATACCAGCAATCGCACCACTCATGGCATATATGCCCAGCAACTGCCTACGAGCCATAGCTACTAACTGAGGGTCCTCTCCAGCTACAGCGTTTTTCCACGCCCTTCCTATTACGTAAGCACTGTTAATATTGAAAGACTTAAAGGTAAAAAATACACGCCCCAAGTCAGTTTGCATAAGTGGTGCAGCGGTAGTATGTGTACCAGAGGTGTTCATATCCTTAACTGTTTTCAATGCAAACTGTACGGCGTTAGCTTCAGACATACCATCACGCTTCGCTAACTCATAAGCAGACACAGCAGTAAACGCACGGTTGTATCGCTCCGTGGCACTAAACGGTACCGCCAGAAGGTTCATAATTTTGGCGCTCATACTAGAGTAGTCTTCAGTTCTCATACGCGAACCTTCCATGACTTCTCTTGCTAACGTATGTTCTAGCTGACCGTGGTCTTGTAGTGTGTTAAATAAGTTTTTATATTTCGTACCAGTACCCCAGTCACCACCAGTCATACCCCAGTTTGCGTCACTGATTGATTTACCAACCACTTTCCGTGCTTGATTCATCGCTGCCGTGGCATTTGTATAGCCAAACCTAGCTGCCAATGTTGGGAACACTAGCATCGGGAGCACAGATAAGTTGACCACCGCTGAAGCGACACTACCCAAAATAAACATGCCGAAGCTGGCTGTCGTCAGTCTAGTTGTTATTGGGTTATAGCTAGGGTTACGTATAAAGTTTTGCCTATCCTGTATATTTGCGGCAAACGCCAATATATCTGGGTCTGTAACACCTTTTTTACCTAGTTCTTCTGGCCTAAAGTATTTAATCGCATTGTCTATCGGCTGCATGTACTCCGTCTGTGGCATCTTGCGACTCCACTTAATCATAGTATCCGCATAGGTGCGCACTAAATCTGTACTGGCACCCTCCAACTCCGCAGCTTTCATAAAGTTTTTGTTCAACGAGCCCGCTGGATATACAGATAAGTAGGTCTGGAATATTGCATCTCTGTATGCTTGTTGTGCTTCCGGGTCGGCATCCGCAGGTAAGGAATCCATCAAACGCGTTAGAAATACGCTAGATGGTACAGTCACATCGTATCTTGGCTGTCTACCACGCTCATAAGCTATGTACTGCCCGTTAGCAATATCAGCGATACCTGCGCCTTCCTCAGCGGCTTTTAAGCCCTCTGCTTTTATAAACTCATCTCTTGCCCGACTAGATTCAAACGGGTGAACCTCTCGTATCCCGTTGCGCTTAGTGTCTACAATAAAGTCACCAAATCGAGTAAAAGGTACATACCCTTCGACTGGCACATCATTAAGGAACTCCTCAAGCAGTTTACCGTTCTGGTTGTTATCTTTATCAACCTTAGCAACGAAAGCCTTGAACTGCTCATACATGCTATCAAAATCATTACGCATTTCGATGTACATATCCCTGACAGGTTTTGGCAGTGCATCCAACCTAGCTTTTAGTTTTGCGTACTCAGGGTTCTTAGTAAAAGGTGTTTGGTCCGCTTTGTTAAACGATATACGCGCTCTACGTATATCCTGCGCAAGTTTACCTAGACGCTCTGTGGCGTCAGGGTGCTTTTTCTGTATGGCTTCAAATTTTTCATACTTCTTATTGAGGGCTTTACGCATCTTCTCTTCTGCGCCCAGTCTTAATTCCAACTGAGCTATAAGGTCAGACAGCGTGTCATAGGCAGTTTGCAGGGTGGGGTTAGGTTCTCCACGTGCTTTAGCAGCCGCTAGTCTTTGTCCCCACAGGTCTTTGACGTTATCGTAGCGTAGCAGTCCATAGGCTTTTTTCTTGTACCCGAAATCTGCAATACCATCCAACACGTTATTAGTTTTGCGTAAGCTAGATTTCGTAGCTTCTCTACCAAACTGCTCTATCTTACTCATCGCATCTACTTGTGCTGCTGGTGTAGCCATAGCAAGCACGTCACCTATGCGTGGGCTAATATCTTGAGAGACATCCAGTAAGTCAGAGATGAACTTATAGGCAGCCTTGTCTGCGGTACGGAACCCGAAAAACTCAGCGATAGCCTGCATGATGTTGACAAAATAGTTATCGCTACGGGGTGCTTTTATAGTCTTAAGCAATGCTTGGAACTCTGGGTTACCAATATATTCAGCAGCAAATTCTTGGAGATTCTGACCACCATAAGCATCACCAAGCTGACCTTTAAGCTGCTCAAAGAACCGTACGAAATCTTTGGATATTTTCAGATTCGGGTTGGCAATACCACGTGCCAACGCTGCGTGCCCAAGCTCATGCAGAATAGTCTGCTCGTTCATACCAAACTGCGGACTTATAGTGATGGTGTCCGTACCGGCGTCATACTGCCCACTACGTCCCTCTGGTAGTTCTGCCACGATGATAGTTGGGTTTATACCAAGGTTACGTATCTTACGAAGCAGCTTGGCAGGTCCAGCAGCCTGTTTATACAGAAGTGCCGTTATGATTTCGTTAACATTGCCTTTGCGTATTAGGTCTGCGGTTTCTTGATTAAAGGATTTACCTTTGTATATTGGAGCGCCAATAGTTTGTTTCTTCCAATCGGGGTCTCTAACCGATGGTAGCTCTTTGACTTTACCACCGTTGGATATAAATTCAGCTACTTCCTTAGCTAAATCGTTGCGCTCACGTTCTTTACCCATAGGTATTTGACCACCTATTTCTGGGTTATTCATGTTTATCTTGGCTTCTAGCAGCCTTGCAAGTTTATCGTTTTCATCTACGTCAGTATCTTTTGTACCCGCAAGAATTCTGTATTCTTTTTGCTCTACCCTATATAGTTTTATAGCATCTTCTTTAGATATGTCGGGATTTTGCTCCATAATCTGCGCTACTCGGAGCTCTTGGGCCGCTTCGCTTAATGTTTTACTAGCTTTTTCGGCTTCCTTTTTAGTCAGTATCCTTTCCTCTTTTAGTTGCTCTTGTTGCTCTGCATAGCGTTTTGCACGTTCCTTATACCGCTCAATATTATTTTTGATGGTTTCAACGTTCCTTTCAGTTCTAGCAACTACCGCCTGACCTCGCTTCGATAGCTTAGGCATCAACCAAAATAGAGCCTCCTGTGCTTCCTCTTGGGTACCCGCTACTTCTCGCTCAGTAAACTTAGGTGCTGCTTCTGCTACTAAAACTTGCAGGGCACTGCCCGGGGTAAAACGCTTCATGTACTTAGCTACGGTCTGTTCCGCCGTAGCACTTTTACCTTTTGCTACTGTAGTATCCACATCTCTCAGGCTTTCTAGGTACGCAGTGGTCCGCCTATCTACTTGAGGTTCGTTTTCAAGGGCCACAAACTGAGTAGTGGGCTCGGTGGGAGGGGCAGCAACTTCTTCAATAACTTCTTCAGTAACTACTTCTGGGGCAGCAACTTCTTCAGTAACTTCTTCAGTAACTACTTCTGGGGCAGCAACTTCTTCAGTAACTTCTTCAGTAACTACTTCTGGGGCAGCAACTTCTTCAGTAACTACTTCTTCTGGGGCAGCAACTTCTTCAGTAACTTCTTCAGTAACTACTTCTTCTGGGGCAGCAACTTCTTCAGTAACTACTTCTTCTGGAGCAGCAACTTCTTCAGTAACTACTTCTGGGGCAGCAACTTCTTCAGTAACTACTTCTGGGGCAGTAACTTCTTCAGTAACTACTTCTGGGGCAGTAACTTCTTCAGTAACTACTTCTGGGGCAATAACTTCTTCAGGAGCGGCAGCAGGAGCAAACTCAGGGCGTTGTAAGTACTCCTCAATCTTAGCAATTATACTGGAACTTCTCTTGGGGGCACTTGCGTATGCTTCTAATATACTTCTTACTTCCGCTGCCTGCGCTGGGTCTGATATATCCTTACCTGCTAAGGCTCCATCAGCTTTAATTATATCGGCACTAGGGCCTATACCTAGTACAGTTCTACCCCATGCTTTTAAATCAGCAACAGTGTTTGGTATTACTGTAGTAGAACGTAGAGTGTCAGCTTGCTCTGCCGCACGTGCCTCAGCTCTACGGCGTTCATCTACAGCCAGCAATGGAGCTACCATAGCCTGAGCTTCTTGTTCGGCTGTGCGTGCTTCTACCACGGCGCCAGTAACGGCTTCTTGCTCTGCCCGTTGTTCTGCTTGCGCTGCTTCCTCACCCATACGGAACTCACGTCTTGCACCCAGCGTTTCAACCGCACCACGTGGGCCAGCAAGACCACCACCAACAACCAAGGCGGCATAAGCGGCGTCACCGTATTCCTGTAAGGCATCATCAGACAAGACATCCAAGCCAGCTTGGTACCGCTCAACAACTTGTTGTGCAATCTCTACGGGTACTTCAGCAGCGGCACCACCAAGGGCTGCCCGACGAGCTCCACCAGCAAGGCTACGCTGTGAACGCTCTAGTAACTGCTGTCTGGCACGGTTTGTCTGTATTGCTACATCACCTGCTTCGTCAGCAAGACCCAGTACTTTCTTAACAAGTTTTTTACCTAAGATAACCCCAGTACCTACAGATTCAAACGCAGATTGCGCAGCAGCACCAGCGGCAGCACGGGCACGGTCAATATCAACTTCTTCACCACGTTCAATCTGTACTTGAGCTTGGCGCTCTATGTTTGCTCCATAAAACTGCGGAAAGAGGGCAAGAAGGCCCCCACCAATACCACCTATTGCCCCCCCATAAGGGCCAAGGGGTGCTCCTGCCATGGCACCCAACCGAGAGCCAGCTACAAGGCTAGTAATTACAGGGGCTTGGCTACCAATAAATTCAGGCACATCGCTTATAGCTTCGCCTATAGCGGGGAGTAAACCTTCTTCACGGTAAGTTTGTACATAATCTTGGAAAGATGGAGCGGCGCCATAACGCTCTGCTATAGCTTGTTGCCTTTCTAATCCTGCTTCAGCAGCAGTGGCAGCCTCTTCCTTACCTAATAACGAGCCGAAGCCAGTGCGTACGCTGGACGCAAGAGACTCTGCGCTTCTTGCAGCTTCGCCGAGAAAAGAAGTTTCAGGAGGTGGACGGCGAAATATAGTTTCTTCAGGGGCGGTGGGGGCGCTACCTTGCATAGCCCTTTGGAGTTCTCGCGCAAGTATACGCGCATCCTCGGTATTGCCAGCCTTATCTGCATTGATTAAGGCTTGTTCCAGTTCAGCAACAGTCGCCATTATTTCCCCAGCTATTGGTTACGTTCGAGTGCTGCTTGCCCTTCAGGGGAAGGGGTAAAGCCCTCGCTACCACCACTTGGTGCCCCAGTAATCCTTGCTTCTTCTTTATCTAAGTACCTGTTTAAGTGTTGTTGCTCCACCGTTCTACGTACAAGTTCTTTAAATTCCTTACTTGGTCCTCCAAGCCCTAACCATGTACGAGAGCTTAAACCGGTAAGCGCTTCATACTGTCTTCTTGTCTCCGGGTCATTTTCGATGGCGCGTAGTTCTTGTTCTACTAGAGCGTCTACTTCGGCAACGAAATTCATGTCCGCATTAGCCCTTATATTTTGTATTATATCTTGCCGTACATCACTAGATGTCCTTCTCGCTAGTTCATCTAAATCGGCAGTTAGCCTTGCATTTGCTACATCAAGCTGTGTCCGCATCTGCTCACGAGCAATGGTACTCTCCTCACCCAGTATTTCACGTCGTAAATCACGTTCTAAGTCAGCTTCTTCCCTCTCAATGGCTAGAGCTTCTTGGCGTCGTCGTTCAGCTTGACTACCCATACCATAACCACCTAAGGCGGTAGCAGTGCTGGTGCCTTGACCAGCAGCCAACAGTCCAGAAATCAAAGAATCCCAGTTAATCTCACGGCCTTCTCTACGAGCGGCGTCTAGTTCGTCTATTACGTCTACTTTAGTTGTATCGCCAGTAGCAGCAGGTTCAGTTGTATCGCCAGTAGCAGCAGGTTCAGTTGTATCGCCAGTAAGTAGGTCTACATCAGCAACGTCAGGTGCAGCTTGCTCGGATTCTAGTATAGCTTGACCTTCCGCTATGTCCGCCGGGTCAACACCTGCCTGTGTAAGGTCTGTAGAAACCAAGGCTTCAAGTGCTTCGGGGGGTAAATCTTCTTCACCCGTAAAAATATTTCTTAGTCGTTCTTGGTTTATTAAACCTAAACCTAGCAAAGTGGTGCTTATGTTGGGGTATTTTGTTAAAAGTTTTGTTCCCCACTTAAGTAGCCCGCCTCCGACAGAAACAACACCACGCGTAACGGGGAACGCGGTTAGTGCATACCCAGCGGCTTCTATTGGGTTTTCCAGAACGTAGTCTCTACCAGAACGTAAAAAATTAGCTATATCTTCATAGTCAGGTCCACGAGACGGTTCCTCTTGTGCCCTCGTACGTAAAGCAGCAATCCTCTGGTCCTGCCGATTCTGTCCGGGTGGTAAAAGCATTGATTCTTCAGCACGTGGTTCTTCGGCACGGGGAAGATTCGGCATACCACCCATAATACCTGTCCTAGGCCCTGCGAACTGCTCAACTATAGAACGACCATAACTATCTGCTTGTGCCCGTTCTCTAGTTCGCTGCCTAGTAAGTTCGTTCTGTTCTCTAGTTATCTGCCTAGTAAGTTCGGCACTTGCGTCTGCTGGAGTTATTAGCGGCATCCGCTCTTCTGGTGCTTCAGGCACTTGCATAGAACGATTTATATCTGTCAGATTTGAAAGCTCGCGCTCTATCTGCCTTATGTCACGGTTATAAGCATCTTGGCTTATTTCCCCAGCCTCCATACGCCTTCTCAGGTTTCTTGCTCTAGTAACAAGGTCACGCCTAGCTTCAAACTCTAGTTCTGCTTGCCTTTCTGGGCTCGCCTCGTACATTCTTCTATTACGGTCCGCAATCCTCAGGTCCTGCTGATTCTGTCCGGGTGGTAAAAGCATTGGTTGTACGTCTTGTGGATTAACTGGTTCTTCTGGCCTTTGAGGTCTTTCTCCAGCAGCATATGCGGCAGATTCTGAAGCTAAGTTTTCCAACAACCTTCTTTCTACTTCTGCTTCAAACTCCTGTTGACGTGCGTATTCACTTGGGTTAAGCCTAGCCCGTGTTCCAGACATTAAATCTTTAAGGAGCATAGCATCAATTTCCCCCTCACTACGTACTAAATCACCAGCCTGATACCGCTTAACATAGCCACCGCCAGCCATTTCCATATCCATGGTGCCTGACATCTCAGCCACTCGGCGACGTACTTGACCAATCCTAGAGCCAGCCTGTGCGTTTATCATATCAATCTGACGCTGGGCATTAGCTTTTTCTTCAGGAGTAGCAGCAGGGTCATACAGCTTATCAGAGGCTTGTTTATACAGCGCAGCCATGGCACCAATATCATCATAAATTTCACCACCTTCCTGATAACCAACAATACCACCGTCCATCATACGAGCCATATTCGGCGCAGCCTGTGTAGGTAGTCCTGCCTGCCTAGGAGCTTGCATAGCCGCCATCTGCATACCGCGTTGCTGCATACCCGGCATAAGTTGTTGTAGGAGCCCAGCTACCCCTTGCTGTATACGTTGCTGTACTTGTTGTTTACGTTGGTCAACGACTTCAGGGGGTGTCGGCTGGGGCTGTTTCATTGCCAAATTCCGCTCGGCTGAGGCCAGCAGGTCAGAGGCTTCTTGTACTTTCAAGGCATATTCTGTACGTGGGTCTAGATTCAGGTTTTCAATGTCGTTATTGACGACTTCCACAGCGTTATCCATACGTGGGTTCATACCCGGCATAGGGGCCTGTGGGGTTTGCTGAGGCTGCCCTTGAGGAGCTTGTTGCATTAAAGAGGCTAATCCGTCCATTATTGATACCTAAACTAAATTTAAGTCTTGTAGAAATTGCAGAATACCACCAGCACCGCCCAAGAATGACGCTAACCCACTAGGCTCGGCGTAGGTACGGCTTTGTGTTTCTATGGGCAGGCTTTGCAGTAACGACTGCATGTACTGTACCTGTTTGTATGGGTAATCGCGTTCTTCTTCAAACTGCCCTATATCGGCAAGTATGCCTTGTTGCTCGATAGCTCTTTGTTCCCCACCGGCAGCGCGTTGTGCACCTGCTACATCTAATCCATACCGATTAGCTAGTTCTTGGGCTCTCTGTTGCCTTTCTTGTTCAGTATTAAACTGCTGCTGCCCAGACTCAAACGCTCTCTGGTACCCAGTACCGGTAATATCGGCAAGCTGTCTTGTCAGATTGCGTGCGCCCTCAGACTCCATAATGGCCTGTCTACCACCACCAAACGCACCAGCCCTAGTCAGCCTACCTGCTTGTTGGACGCGCTGTATTTCGGCTTGTCTTTGAGCTTCCGCCAGTTGCGGTTCAAGTGCTGCTTGCAGGTACGGAGACATGTATTGCTGTGCAGTGCCAGCAGTGGTAAAAGAAGTAGGGGTAAATGCACCCATGTTTTGGGGCAACGAAAGACCAGCTAACCCTTGGTATGCCTGTTGTTGAAGTTGGGAAGACCCAGCAGTAAGAGGTCCTTGATACGCTTGGTATGGCATCTCAGCCAGAGCTTGACCACGACCAAGCATCTCGGTCACATATGGACCAGCCCAACTAGAAAGAGAGGACTCTGTACCGGTTATTGAACCGGCTAAGGGGTCTACTGTGCCACCTTCTTGATATTCGTACATTTGTTACCTCACGCTAAATACTTAGATGGGTTTATTTGGCGCCCCTGAGCGGGATTGCCAGTACGGTCTAACCGTACCCTATCCATCATCCTAAAAAGTTCTTTAGCACCTGCATCGGAATTGCCGTTGCCTAAGTGACTTACAACGTCCGCAGGGATAACAAATTCGCCATCGCTCAAACGAGCTGGCTGTCTTCCGGATATTGTAGCAGGTACTTGGTCCGCCATGCCATCAGTTTTACTGCCTAAATACATGCCTTTTGGGCGTAGGGAAGCTAGTCCACCTTGCATATAATTAATATAACCACCTTGCGCCGCTTCTACTGGCTGAAAATCTACATCGCTAAAATACCGTCTACCACCGGAACCGGGTCGGCGATTAGGGTCATAAGGCTGCTGAATAGGTGTACGCTGTGCAGTATATTTAGGGATTCCACCCTGATAGCCTTGGGGTTGGTTTGCAGTACTACCACTACCCAAAAGACCAATTAGGCCACCAATACCGGCACCACCAAGACCAAGGATTTTCTCCCAGTCTAAGCCAATATTTTTACCTTCTTTATTTTGTATAGAAAAAAAGTCGCTTAGTCCGCCTAAAGCACTAGAGCCTAAGTTTGCTAACCATCCCATATCAAACACCCAATAATCGTAAAATTTGTTCTAAATAAGGTTCTTGTATCATACCACCGCTTTTTGCGTAGACATAGGGTCGTGTTGCGTTTTCGTTTTCATCCCGCAGTTTTGGGGCAAAGATGCTTTCTCCGCCGATATCGTAGAGGTACTGGATGTCCACTACATCCCCGGGCTCCTCAGTAACGGTGCGGTACTGGGGTTGGAGCAAAGCCAGCATAGTCGCTAAATCTCCAGCACCACTACCTTGCCCGTCACCTTCCCCATCACCTTCGCCATCACCTGAACCATCGCCCGACCCAGTACCACTTCCAGTACCGTCACCACCGCCATCACCACCTGTATTAGTAGTATCTGTTCCACCAGTACCAGCATCTCCACCAGTACCAGCATCTCCACCAGTACCAGCATCTCCACCAGTACCAGCATCTCCACCAGTACCAGCATCTCCACCAGTACCACCATCTCCACCAGTACCACCATCTCCACCAGTACCACCATTGCTAGGGTCATATATTATTGGGGGTATATTAAAATCGGGCATATTTTCTGGGAGGAAGATATTCCACCAAGGCTGGTTAGGGTCATATGTACCACTACCGGGTAACTCCACACCCACATCTACAGTACCTGATGAATCAGTAGTGGGAGGGGGGACGGATTGCCCAGAACCGCTTGAGCGACCAGAGTCACCAGAGCCACCAGCATCACCACCAGCATCGCCACCATCAGTAGCAGAACCACCGCCACCGGGTTCTTCTTCCACGGGTGGGACAACAGGCTCATCTATAGGGACTAATATCTTCCCACCGGGGTAATCCCCATAACGCTCAAGTGCTTCCAGTACACGACTAGCGTACTCAGCATTAGTCTCATAACGGTACGGCTTACCGTCCCTTATAACTACGCCATCTTCTGGCGCTGGTTCAGGCGTGGGTTCAGGCGCCGGGGTAGGTGCTGTAACAGGCTGGCTACGCTCTGCATCCCTAATCAGTTCTTCGATGTAGGCTAAGTCTGGGATGTCCCAAAGTCCGTAGTCACTAGGCGAACTAAAAACTGTGTATCCTGCATTTTCAGCTCTTGATACAGGGGCAGTGCTGTAAGGAGGAGCGCCCGGGGTTTTGGTTTTAAATGTATATTCATCTCGTATAAGAGCTGGTGCATTTAGCACAGCTTCTACTATGTTTTTACCTCCCTGTACGTACGGGTTAAGAGGCAATGCAGCCAAGCCAGCGGCAGCTTTGTTATAAGCCCGCTCAAAAAATCCTTGGTCGTCACCGGAAGCCATAAGTCACCTATGCCAGCTCGTAAAATTCAAGCGAACCAATAATATCGCTTGTACCGGTAAACACACGGGCTGCGAGAGTAAGAATATCGCTAGTCCCACCTATGGTACGCCCAAGCTGCAAGTCAAAGTTATAGTTAAACTCGGTGCTTATACCCGAAGAACTCTGGTTAGTGCCGCTGATATACTGCAAATCCACAATATTGCCCCCGGAAAGTGCAGTAGCAGAAACATCATAGTCTACGCTGGGGAACGTAGTAGTGTCCCATGAGGCACCAGTCAGTGTGGGGTTTTTTATCAAAGCAATTTCGTAATAAGCCGGACTCGAACCGGAAGGCAACACGGGGATACCCGCTGGGATAATCACTGAATCCAGTCTGTCAGAGGCCAAACGTATAGAAACCAAGGGTTCAAACGACGTACCTACAGTAGTGTCTGCGGTCCTACGCGCCACTTGTTTCGGTACCGTCTGCTGATAACCCCCTTCAGAAATAACAGTAGAGCATATCTGCTTCATGGTGGATGCCGAAGCCGTAGTATAAGTATTTGTAATTTCATACCGGATGGGTAGTACAGCAGTCGTCATATACACCGTGTTGTTAATATTAGCGTTATGGAAGGTATGCGCCACAATAAACTGCCCGTTAATGACAAACCCACATCGAACAGACCCAACACCCAACCACTCAAAATCCTGCCAAAATAGCTGTGCCTGTGTAAGGTTCAGCGTGTATCCACTATCCCCGGTACCATTGAGCTTATCCCCGTTCCAACTGGCTTGGGCTACCTTAGTATCTACGGCGCTTCCGGTCACATAACTACGCATAACGAGGTTTACTGTGGTGTCATCCAGTTCAAAGAATACGCCGTTTTGTGCTCCAAAATACCCAACACGCTGCCGCAAGTTTGCTTTAGCTTCATTCATTACAAAGGTATTCATAACCAACAGGCTTTTCCCGGGCTGGTATGGGAATACTTTAAAGGTTTCTTGGATTATCTCATCCCCAGATACCGTACCCACATCTAGCTCAATAGTGCTTTCGTTTACAACATACGTGGTGGACCCACCGCCAGAAGCGCTAGTATCGAAAGCCCCAGAAGCATCATAGCGGTTCTGGCTATCGAACAAGGTAAAAGGCTCGCTGATGCGAGCACGCCCAAACGCATCTGCGTAAGGACCAGAGGGGTACATGGGGTATGGGCCAGTGCTTGCCATAAGTTCTCTCAGTACCGAGTCAAGTCGGTTAAAATAAAGTCGGAGTACATTGTTGAACTCATCGTTATACCTTTTGGCGTACTGTGCAGGCGGTTCCGGTAATGCTGGTGGCGCCACACGCCTTGTAAATTCACTGATTATAGCCACAAAAACTACCTTCTACCATCTGGTCGCATATCAAACCTCGGTGAACCTAACTGCCATGCTACACCCGCGGCGGTAGACTCTACCTTGATAACCATCTGCCTACCCCTCACACGCACATAGACCTGCCCGGTAAACTCCTCAATAGGCACCGTAGCTGTACGTGTTACTGTAGCTGAACTGTTGCCACCAGTAGATGCAGGTGACGTATAACCCGCACCTGAGTTTTTGAGTGGGGATAGGGTCATAGATATAGCCGGGGAATCTGTGCTGGACCCATCAAAGGTAACGTCAGGCAGCATCCGGTTAATAAACATAAACTGATGCCCATCGTCTAAATCAAACTCAGAAGAAGTAACATAAGCTGTAATAGGTACTGGGCTTACCCCTTCATTGTCATCGGTTCCAACTTCATGGTAGACCAACTTATTATTGTAGGTTGCCGCTATCGGATTGTCTCTTAGCCCGCTATCTAGCCATGCAGTACGTGCCATTGTGCCGTAGTACCAAATGTTTTCCACATAGTTATATACAACGTATTTGTCGATAGTGTCAGAGCCCGCAGATGGGTAGAACCACCAGACTTCGTGGAACTCTTCTAACGTACCGCACGCAACCTGAGCGTACTGAGCATCATTAAAATCGTTAAAAACAAATTTACGTACATTACAAATAAGCGGTTTAACTGTACCGTCGTACATATAAAACTTGCCTCTACCCATCCAGAAAGCAGCCGCACCTACATACGCTGTAGCGTTTTGGCTGGCGATGGAAATATTGTCTCCAAGGAGCTGTGCCCCCCACACTCCCGGCCCACCGAGATACTGAAAGCCGTACAGGGCTGAGTCAGTCCATACTAGAATCTCTTGTCGTGCCTGTGCGGCGGTAACTATTTCACTACCATGAGATAAACGCAAACTGCCCGCTTGGTTCGTAGCTGCTGGGGTCCAGTTGGCAGCATCTTCTTGGTCAGACCAACGTACTAGCATTGGGTCTATTGGGGCAGACCCTGCTTCGTTAGCGCCAAAGGCAAACACAAACCGGCTTATATCAGACACAAATATAGAGTTAACTATGGTAGGTACATCAGAAGCACCAGCTAATGAGGATAAATAAACAGCTCTGGTACTAACCGTGTTTGTCGCATCCCAGTAATAAATATCCCCATATCTATTAGCAAAAATTAAATCTTCTCCAAAATTAGCTTGGCTCCAAAGCCTAATCTGTACGCTGGCTGAACCACCGATACCCCATGTGCCAAAACCAAAATACCCACTACCCCAACCGACTGCTGGTGTGCTTATCTCCCCACCTATGTTTATTTGGTAGGCTCCAACAACAGAAGCTCCACCATTGCCTGTGTCACTAGCGTTTGCAAGTACTTCAGCCCCAGAGGTGTCTTTGGCTTCTATCGTGTATGTATCGTCATCAATTAGGGAAGCTACTTGGTATTCTTGGTTAAGGACCGTGGCAGTAATATTCCCACCTAAAGAAACAGCGCCGCTGTAAGTAACAAAATCTCCAACAATCGCCCCATGTGCAGTATCGGAAACAGTAAGGGTAGCATCGCCGTTAACAGCAGCAAAGGTTACATCTCCTGCTGCGGTAGTAGCTCTAATAGGGGTTATGTCGTAGTAGGCAGTACCACGCTCAATGTAGAATTTTAAATTTGTCCCAACACCGACAAGATTTTTACCGTCAAGAGTTACCCAGTTCCAAAGAGAACGGCATACGCCAAGAAAAGTGTATGTAGAAATACGCTCCCAACCGCCTATTTTTTCGGGGGGGCCTTGTCGGAACCGGATTTTATCGGACTCATACCAGCCGCCTTCAGTGGTATACCGCGTGTTTTCTCGGTTAACTCCGGGGCGTATTTGTATCTTCTTGTATGGCATACATAACCCTTACCAATCTTGATATTTACCAGAGACAATCATCTCAGCGACTTCGTTGGCTCTAGCAGGAGTCTGTTTCGCATACAAGCTGTCCAAAAGGTGCGGGCCAGCTAATTCGTAGTTACCCTCAGCCATTTCGGCTAAGAAGTTTTTGAATTTTAAAAGTTTAGTGATTCCAAGCTGAAAACACAAGTTAATCATAGCATCCCTACGGGCATTATCTAGGTCAGAAAACCACGCAAACGACTTACCTAGCTCGTTAATGCACCGGGTCACATCGTTAGTAAGTAGGTAGTCAATCTCGTCTTCTGATAGCCCTAGCCCCACATCTTCTTTGATACAGCGCCCAACGCCAATAGTTTCATAACCAAGGTGGTCAAGATAAACGTGGTTCTTTACCCCTTCATGCCTTCGTAGTATCTGTAATATTCTGTCGCTCATTGTCAATCCTGCTTCTGTGAGGCGCCAAAGTAAAAAGAAATAACTGCGCTAACAAGTCCACCTAAATAGCCAAGTACAAGGTTAATCAGCTCCATAGAATTTTGCTCAGGAGGCATTATAGTGACCATAGCAATGTAAGCACAGAAAAACAGTACCATTAATATACCGATAAACTTAGCAGTCCAGTCTTTGGCAAAGTGTTTACGGGCATCCTGCTTGTCTTGGGCCTCAAGGGCAAAAACATCGACTTTTAGTTCCGCCATTTTTGATTCAAATTCAAGCTCGGCTTCGCGTATTTTTGCTAGGTCTTCGGGACTTGCTGCCTGTACAGCCTGCTCAATACTGCGTTCGTCTTCTTTGCACCCAAGAGCCTGTGAGATAACTTTAGCGGCTGCGCCCCCTACAGGGCCGCCCAGTGCCGCACCGATTGTAGGTGCTACAGCACCCACTAGATTTTTAATTGCACCGAATTTCATAGGACCCCCAGTACGATAATTAGTATAAGTATTCCAAGAAATAAACTGCCGCTTTGCAGGTCAGACATATAGCAGAGGCGGTAAGTAACCTTTTTACCTATTGTTTTTATTAGTGTTTTCATCGCTTGTCTACTTTGTTGTCTAGTCTTTTAAAGATAGCTCCTAGCAGTTCTTTTATTTCATGTATGTCGTCTTTATAGTCGTCTTTACGTACATAGTCGATATGGACCTCTTTCTCTAAGGTCTTCACCGCGTCATAAATAGTTTTGAGCACCCAACCAGTACCGGCAGCGATGACACTAAATCCTAAGTTTATAATTGATTGTTGGTCCATAATTACCTCAAAGGGTTACTGACTGCATCAAAGGCTTCCCATAAATCGTCGACTTCCTGTGCAAAGCGTTCAACATCTTCTGCAAATTCTTGTACGGCTTCTAGCGTATCCTCTGAAAGCCGCTGGTTTACTGTAACTGTTCTTTCAGCTTCCTCTATTCTATCTCGTAAATCGAGTAATTGCTGCTGTTGAGTCATAATTGTTTGAAGATTAGTTGCAAGCTCGGCTAATCGACCTTGTAGCTGAGATATATCCTGCGATTCTAGCTGGTCTTCCATTACTGCAATCCTAGTATCCAACCTAGTTCCAGTACCCCCCAAGTCCTGCTTCATGTCATCAAGTTCAGTACGTAGTACGGAAAGCTGTTCCTGTAAAGGAGCAATGTCTGGGATAGAAAACTCATCAACCGAGCTTTCCAGCGAATCTATCCGACCAAAAAACTCAGCAACCGCCCATATGCCCCCAACAACCGGGGTCAAGATGGATAAAGCAACAACAATCCAAGCACCCTTGAGCTTGAAGCCGCCAACTTTAACCTCAGCATCATCAAGCATTACAGCTTGTTGCCTTCGTAGATAGACTGACCTACGCCCATTACATCAAGTGCAGATTTAATGTCGTTTTGGAAGAAGTTCATAAAGCCCATAGACTCATTAGTTTGCGCCCAAGTCAGCATCAGGTGGTCAGTAGATTGCGTGTAGGTTGCAGTTGTTTCAAATAAAGAAACATTAAAGTCTTGGCTCTGCTGGTCAACAGTCTGAGTAATAAAATCGTTCTGACTAGCCTGTATAAACGCAGCAGCCATCTGAGAGTAAGTCTGTACTGATTCCAAAGACTCATTATATTCCAGCACCTGACCTTGAGTAATCTCCAGTGAGTTATCAGTCACATAGCTCTGTAGAGCAAGCTGGGTTTCGGTAGTGGCGGCTTCAGATGCCATGTTAAATACTGTGATAACTTGTGACATTGTACTTGTCGCATCTACAAAGTCATCAATGGCAAGGCTCATCTGTTCAAGCGCAACATCCGCTTGGTCTTGGAAAAACATCTGCGCATTGTAATAGGTAGCCGACTGGACATCTGCCAGTGCAGAATTATAAGCATCCATCTGAGCTTGAGATATAATGCCGGAGTCAATCGTATTAGACTCAGCAATCCCACCAATACCAGCATAGTAAGCAAGACCACTGACAGCATACTGTCCAGCATCCATCGTAGTGATGAGCGAATTACTCGCATTAACAAGGTCTGAGATTTCATCAGCGTATGCTTGTCCTGAAACGCTCAGAGATACTGCGAGTGTCATTAGTATTTTCTTCATCTTCAACCCCTATGCCAAGCACGGCATCGTAAAATTCTCTCTCCTGCCGATAGTTTGGTATCAGCAGCTCTGGGTCACGCCTCATCGCAAAGTACGCTTGCCGACCTACCATCAGGCTACCTCTAACCATGACAGGGCAATAAGTTCCTGCTTTAAACATTGCCGCCCAGTTCTCGTCTGATTGGCACAACCTTGAGATGGCAGCAATCTGCATACCTAAATCGTTTAAAGCTCTAGCGTCACGCCTGCGATTACATTCATCATCCTGCTTGTAACCACCGATGCTAAAGCCTAGTACGTCTAGCTGTATCCCTGCGCCAGTACCAATTAAGCAGCTATCTGAGCCGTTAAATATATAGCTCGGCGTGATAGCGGAGGGTACGGGAGTTACCCGTGATGCGCTGCCAGCCCCATTAAAGTTATTAACTACGGAGTTGTCAGGGTTTTCGCTATTTACTGTACTATTGACGTTGTTGGTGTTTAAGTCACCAGTCTGCTGCCCCAGCGCAATGCAGGGTATCAATAGAAACAGTAATATCCATTTCATTCATCTATTCGTCTTTAAGAGACTCAGTTAGCATATTAACAAAGGCACTCTTGCCGACCTGTAGCTGGTCAAGGTTGAATCTTGCACTCTGAAGTTTTCTATCCAAGTCAGTAATATGGTTTACCATAGCCTGTTGCTCTGGTGTCATATCTTCAAGCGTGTATTCTTTGTCATCAATCGTGATGGGTGTCTTTTTATCTTTTCCCATTGTGATTCTCCTGTTAAGTTAAATTACCAAGGTAAGCCACTTGCGCTGACTGGATTCTCCAGAGCGTCAATCTGTGCCTGCAAGTTAGCTTCAATAGTGTCAACATCAATGCCTTCAGAAGCCTGTACCCAGCCGATAACAGTAGCTTCATCAAGGCTGTCATAGGCTACAAAGCCATCAGCAGATGCGTCAGGGCTAAAGCCTACAGAGCTATAGTTGGTTGCTGAGTTATCGCCACTGGTCAGGGTAGCTCTCCAGTGAGCTGTGGTGACTCCACCATCAGCCGTGTTGCGTTCTAGTTGTTCGATTGTCCAAACTGTTGCCATTAGACTATGCTCCTTCTAAGGTTTCTATTCGAGCTTTAAGGTCATCAATAATCGTTTGCTGTTCTTGGATGGCTTTCATAAGTACAGCTATTGTTTCTGTGTATTGAATACCAAGTTTACCTGTTCGCTCATCTGTAGTTACTACTTCTGGGAAGTCATTTATCCAGTCTTGCGCTATAAAGCCTATTTTCTTATCTTCATCGCCAATTAAATTATATTTAACAGTTCTAATACTAGATATTTTGTTTAAAACACTTCCAATATCTTCTATGTTTTCTTTGAGAGTCTCATCGGAGCCAGATGTCCATGAAGAACCATTAGCAGCTAAATAAACCCCAGCTCCTGTTCCACCAGTTACTCCGGGTATAACATAAAAAGGTGAAAAAGATGATACAGTTCCAAAACCATAGCCGTAGGTTGAGTTAGTATTAACTACACTAAATCTAGCACCGCTTCCATTTTGATTAGTAGTAGTCCCGAGCAGCAAGTTTCCAGAAGGGTCAAGCCGCATACGTTCTCCGGTATTGGTATAAAACCCCATAGTTTCTGCTGCTACGGCTAAAATTTCTGTTCCCCCATCCATTTTAAAACCACCAGAAGCTCTTACCTTACCCCCAACATAAACTTTATCGCCAGAACC